TAAAATCATTCCTTTAACCATTTGGAAGAAAAACGCACTTGGTGCATGGGCTGAATATATGGAACGATTCGGTGTTCCCACTGTAATTGGTAAAACAGATGCCAGCGATGCAACCAGTGTTAACAAAATGGAAGGGATGTTAAAAAGCCTTTCTGTTGGTGCATGGGGTATGTTTAAAACGGATGACATTATTGAAGTTGTCGAAGCCGGTAAAACAGATTCTTACCAAGTGTTTGACAAAATGATTGATCGCTGCAATACTGAGATTTCAAAACTAATCTTAGGCCAAACCGGTACAACAGACGAAAAGGCATTTGTGGGTAGTGCAGAAGTTCACGAACGTATTTTAAAGTCATTATGCGATGCAGACCTTCAGGAAATTTACACAATTAATAACACTCAGCTATTACCTTTAATGAACAATTTAGGCTTTGGTTTAGAAGGTTATTATTTAGACGTTGAACAGGAAGACGAATTTGATTTAGAGCAAAAAAGTAATTTTGATATTGAACTTTTGAAAACTGGTAAATTCACTTTCACGCCTGAGTACATAAAAGAAAAATACGGTACTGAGGTTATACCAGTAGCAGAGCCAACCGAACCAACTAACATTTCTAATTCACTCAAACAGTATTATGAATAATGGAATGCCAAGTTTGCGGAATAAAAAATACAGTTCAAATAAATCTTTTCACTCCTGATGAAATAGAAATATTTATCCATAACATTATTTTAGGTAATGTAAAGCCGGATAAATTGGACGTTAACCAGTACAGAAAAATAGCTCAAAAATTAAAAGAAGCTGTATTTATTGGATTCGGTGGTAATGAGGACGTATTTGTAACTAATCCAAAAAGATTAGAAGTTTTACAAGGCTTTGTTGATAATGTTTATGAATTTGCAGCCGCTAAACAGTATCAGTTAGTCAGGGAAATAGTACATATAGCAAACTTTAATTTAGCCAAAGATAAAGCCGATTTTTTTAAACAAGCTACTGAATTATTTATAAAGTACAATGTAACATATTTTAGTACTGAATTAGACAGTGCGGAGTGGACAGCAAGCGGGGCAAAAGACTTTTTAGATTTTATTGATTGGGACAATGAGTAAAAAGAAAGTAGAACCGGAAAAGTTTTTGCGTTACGTTACAAAGCGTGACGATAGGGTAAGGCAATCCCATGCCATACTGGATTGGGTAGTAAAAAAAGTTACTGATTCATTTTGGGACATCTATACACCTCCAAACGGTTTTAATTGCAGGTGTAGATTGGAGAAATTGCAATCCAGTGGTATAACATCGACTAACACAATTGGTTTAAACTTACATAAAGCGGTGCCAGATATTTTCCGGTTTAATGCTGCAAAAGAAAAGGAAATATTCAGTAAAAAACACCCTTATTTTAAAGTACCACCAAAAGACACTGGACTTAAAAAAAACAATTTTAATTTACCCAAACGTTGAAATTTAACGAGCATAAAAAGATTAGTAAAAAGGCAGAGCAAATGTACGTTGCTGTTAATGCATTGCGTTCTGATTTAACCAAAGTAGCTGCTAAACATTTCGACGATAGTTTTAAAAATGAAGGCTTTACTTATAACTCACTTTGGAAATGGCAGCCACGCAAACGACCAGACAGGCAAAGACACAAAATTTTGCAGAAAACAGGCAAATTAAGGCGTTCTATTAAGTCAAAAGTAATGACAACTAAAAGCGGTTTTGAAATAAGGTTTAAATCTGATTTGGTTTATGCTAAAATTCATAACGAAGGATTGATGGGTAAGGCATGGGGCAAACACCCATTTAAAATGCCTAAACGTCAATTCATGGGTTACAGCAGAGTTTTAGATTTAAGGATTAGAAAAATGTTTGAAAAAAGAATAACACAAATTTTTTACAAGTGAGCAAAATAACTTTATACGAAGGAATCAAAACGGCTTTAACCGGACTAAGTTACACTAAAGGTGATGGTTCAACGGAACATCTTAAAACTATTGCTTTGTGGCGTAATCAAATACAACGGGAATCCGAAGAAATACCATTTTTATATCCCGCTGTTTTTATTGAGTTCCTACCTACTAATTATATGGAGGGTAGTTCACAAGCCCACCAATCTGTTAATATGACTGTTCGCTTACATATTTGTTTTGAAAGTTATAAAACTGAGGATTTAGACATTCTTTATTTAACGCAGGCCGTTTACTCAGCAGTACAGTTAAAACAATGGGGCTATTGGGGCAAAATGAAACGAAGGAATGAAGAACAAGAATCCGACCATCCGAATGTACAGGATTTCATACAAGATTACGACTGCGGACAGGGTAAAGATTTTGGAGCAGATAAACGACCAAGTGTAGAAGGAGATATTGATACAATTGTAATAACTAAAGTAATTTTACCAGAATAATGAGAACAACAAAGCAAATAAAGGAAACAATGGACGCTCAACAGTCCGCTTTACCAGTTTTATCGCAATTAACAAACACAGCCGACACGGATATTTGGGTGTTATTTAAGGGAATTGTAGCTCAAACAATTAATTTTTTCGAGCAGTTAATGGACAGAAAAAAGGCAGAAATTGAAACTATTTTAAACAATGCCGCTGTTCCATCTACTGAGTGGGCAAGGCAAAAGGCTTTTGAATTTCAGTACGATGCAACTATACCACAATTAATGCAGCTAGTTAATTTCGTCCCTTCGTATAATCCTGTTGACACTACCAAACGAATTATAACAAGGTCATTTGCTTATAATGATTCGGGCTTAACAACATTGCTGGTAGCTAAAAGCGAACCGCCTGTTAAACTTTCGGCAGGGGAATTAACGGCAATTTTCGGGTATTATAACAATTCAGGAAACGGAACAAGTAAAGCTGTTGGTATTGGTTTTGCGGGTCAAAACATTTCTGTTTATTCTTTTGACCCTGATTTACTTTTTTTAGAGGCTGAAATTAAATACAACGGCCAATTCAACGCTACAATTAAAAACGACTGTATTTTAGCTATTGAAACATTTATAAGTAATGTAGGCGCTTACCCATATTTAAAAATAACAGAACTTGTTGATGTTTTGCAAAAAGTTAGCGGATTTATTGATATTAAAATAAAAAATATGTCGTGCCGAAGCGCCGCAACAGCTTGGGGTTCTGGCACAAGTTTAATATCTACATTTACACAGTCAGCAACCGAATATCAAATTGTTGCCGGTTATATGATTGGAGAAACAACTGCCACACAAACATTGGCAGACAAATTAACATTCACAGCATTATGAGTTTATTTAGTCTTAATGTTTTTAGACGTGGCGAAGACTTAACACCGCCCGAATTACGAAGTAACACAATTACCTCAATGCTTCGTATATTGCTACGTCCTTTAAAATGGTGTGAGGATGATTTTTTTGGAGAGTTCTGCAAAGGAACTACGGCTGGCTGGTATGATTCAGGAACTACATATTCAAAGTATAACCGTGTTATTTGGGAAAACGGTGCAGTTTATCAATTAATGGTTAATTCGAGTGCAGGAATAGACCCAACCGGAAACGCACTGAGTGCAACAAACTGGCTTAAAGTGTTGGATAATTTTATTGGTATTGACGAGCGGGTTAGGTATAACGGCCAAAGAATAGTTTTTGAGGAAGCGATTAATAAATGGTTTAATGTTACATCTGCCCCTTATATCTACTTAGAAACACCAACTTTAGGGTACACATCATTGCTTTGTGAGATTTATGTACCTGTGGCCGTTTGGACGGCATTAGGAACTAACACAACGTCAAGAGATAATAGGATAATTCAGTTTGCAAGTAAATACGTGCCAGCGGGTTATATTATTACTATTTATACTTATTGATTGGTATTTCAGTAACTTTTGGCTTATCTGTTTTAATTAAAAAAGCCATTTCAAATTTATCTGGTTTGTGATACCCTAATGAAATAGGCTTGCCGTTTCCACCATAAAATATTTCGTAGTAGTCTTTTTTATCCCAAAATTGGCGGGTTTCTATTTCGTTCATGGGTTAATGTATTTTATAAGTAAATGATAAATTATAATTGTTAATATCAACACTAGATTTAACTTGGTAAATTGTTAGTATGCACTTACCATTAAATAAATAATCAGTTCCAACAAGCTGTCCGTTCTGAATCATTTTATTAACCTGAATAAAATCTTTGCTTTCTTCTATACTGATAAAACCGGATTGCATATGGTAAACACTCAATATAAAATCATCTTGTTTTTGTTGAAACGCTAATACATGAGCTTCAATCAAATTTTGCATATCGCTTGTAACGTATTCTGTTTCCCAATCAGGCTTATATAATTCAAGTTTTAATTCGTTTGCTTTCATAACTTAATTCTATTAATTAAAAAATTCTTTATTTCTGGTATTTCTTTCTCTACTAAAAAAGGATTTGCATTGATTAGTGAGTAATAAACCTCAAATATATAACGTGCCATTTGTGCCTCAGTGAAATTTCTTTTAATGCAATCGTCAAAGAAATCATTTTTTACACTGCCTTTTATTTTTGAAGTAATCTTTACACCGTTGATTCTTGTTGTTATTCTCACGCTATAATTTTCTTTTTTAGCTTTTAAAAAGTCTTCTAACTTATCAATTGGAACCGCTGTTTTCATATTTATGTAACGGGTAACTGGTTTAGCAAATATAGCGTATAATTTTGTAAATACAAAAGTGGAAGGTTTCAAATACATAAAAAACTATGTTTCAGGCGGACAAGGCACGATTCTGGTTTATGGAATTATTGGCAATAACATTGACAAAAGAGGAAACATCACTTACGGAATCAACGGAACAGATTTTGCAACAGAAATGTTATTTTTAGAACAAACTTGCAATGATATAGAGGTTCGTATATGTTCTGAAGGCGGCGGAGTTTTAGACGGCTATAAAATGGCTTCTTCAATTTACAATTGCAAAATACCCGTTACAACTGTTATAAATGGTTTAGCAGCAAGTACTGCATTATGGTGTGCAGCCGCTGCTCCGGTTGGAAATCGAAAAGCAATGGATTTTTCTTCCGGAATGATTCACGAATCTAGCGGAGCAAGTGACGATGTTGTTAAAAACATTATTGATAATTCTATCAACACAATGTTAACAAATCGCTGCAATTTAAAAACTGAAGACATCAAATCAATGATGGAACAAGAAACTTGGTTGGATTGTAAGGACATGATTAAATACGGCTTCATTGATAAAATTGTAAGTACTGATAAAACAGTTACAAGAAGTAACAACCTAGCCGAAATGGCAACCATCTATAATAAATTAATAAATAACGAATCAGAAATGGATAACGCGCAAATAGAGGCTATGAAAGCCGAAAATCAAAACCTAAAAGCCACAAACGAAACCTTAAAACAAAGGGTTGAGGCTTTAGAAGCTGCTGAAAATGCCGCAAAATTAGAAGCTAAAAACAAGCTGAAAACAGATGCCACTGCTTTGGGTAATAAAGCCTTTGAAGAAGGGCGCATTACCAAAGAAGAAGTTGAAAGCACAATTGAAAACGCTTCAAAAGATGAAACTAACTTTAAAATGGTTTCAAACTTCCTTTCAAAATTGCCGACCAAAAAAACCAGCCAAAAGCCCTTCAATATTAACAACGTTACAGACGTAGAAAATAAAGAAGACAGAGCAAATTGGAACTATAACGACTGGGAAGAAAAAGACGAAGCCGGTCTTAAAAATATGTACGTTAACAATCGTGCAGAGTTCGACGAGTTACTAAAAACCCGTGTAGTAAAAACCAAAAAATAAAATAACAAACCATGCCTACAACAAAATATCCATTTGGTGCCGCAAGCACACTGACAATAGCCGCAACCGGTACAACCGATGCCACTATTACAAATCAGGTAACTTATGTTTCATCTTTAACCACTTTAACCGGTAACGCAACGCTTGACTTAACACTCAGTGCAGAATTAAAAGCCGGTGCAATGTTGAATTTGAAAGTTAAAACTACAGCAACAGAAACATTCACCTTCGGAACTGGAATTGATGCTCCAACTGTTACCGGTGTAGCTGGTAAAACTTGGACACAATCATTCTGGTACGATGGTACAATTTTCTTACCATGTGGCGCAAAAATTCAAATTGATTAATTAACGTAAAAAAAAAAGAAAAAATGGCTTTAGATAAAGAACTCTGGGAACAGACCATACAGGAACAACTTTTCGCAAACGACGAATTTTTAAACACTGTTGGTGTTGACCATTCAGGATATGTAAACAATAAAACCGTTCACATTCCACAGGCAGGCAGCAATCCTACCATTAGTAAAAACTTAACCGTGTTTCCACAGGCTGTTGGAAGCCGTACCGATGCAGATTTCACATACAACATGAATCTGTACTATTCACAGCCAATTCGTATTGGTGTGGACGAAACACAATACATTTCGTACGATAAACGTGCAAGTGTAATGAGTTCGCACCTTAAAAAAATGCGTAACGTAATGGGTAATAACACCCTTTACGCATGGGCTGGTGCAATTCCTTCAGGTTCAATTATCCGCACAAGCGGAAGTGCTACCGCTAAAGCTCTTGCACCTTCTGCTACCGGTACACGTAAAGACCCTACATTGGAAGACTTTTTTAATGCAAATGCCATTTTGGATATGCAGAACTTAAACCCTGCAGACAACCGTTACGCCATTATCCCTGCAAATATGTACTGGGCATTAATTAACGATGCAAACATCCGCAAAAACTTAGAATGGGGCGCATCTCCAATTGCTCCAACTGGCAAAGTGCCTATTGTTGCCGGTATCACTCTTTTAAAACGTTCTTCTGTTACTGTGTTCGATTCATCCGCAGCCATTAAAACTGTTGGTGATGAAGGTACACCTTCCAGCCCTACCACTTCAGATAACTTAGGTATCTTAGTTGTATCTGAATCTTATGTGTCAAAAGCACTTGGTAACATTAACGTGTTCACAAAAGAAAATGACCCTGAGTATTTTGGAAGTATAATCTCAATCGAGGCCGCACATGGCGCAAGCGTACTTCGCACAAACGCTGAAGGTGTTGTTGCTTTGGTTCAAACTACATAATCATGGTAAGCAATAAAAAAGAAGCATTAGAATTGTGTAAGGTGTACGGAGTAGATATATCCGTACACCCTAACACTGTTGTAACCGAAGCCGGAAATGTTTATTTAAACGATTCAAACATCGACCCAAAAGACAACGGACAACGTTTTTATGTTTCACAGGACGAAGACCTTACTGAAGAAGTAAAACCAAAAAAACCAAAAAAGTAAATCATGCTAAACGGCATCACAATAAATAAAGGACAGGGCGGTTTAGGCCGTCCCTTAGAAGGTACTGACTATATAAGTGGTTTATTGTTTTATACCGATGCCACTTTGCCTTCAGGATTCAGTTCTACTGACAGAATTAAAACCATTTACAGCGTTGCAAATGCCGAAACATTAGGTATTACAAATGCAAGTTTAGGCGAAACAAAAGCCGTTGCAAAAGCAGTAGTAGGTGGAACTCCCGCAGCCGGTGACACAGTAAAACTAAGTTATTTAGGCATTAACGGAACAGTTATTTACTTGCCTACTTACACTTTAACAAGTGCAGATGCAGTAAGTACTACCACAGCAGCCGCAGCAATTGCAGCCGCTATAAATGCACAAACAATTAACTACGGATTTACCGGAACAAATGCAACTGCAAACTTACTTGTAACTACAAAAGCCGGTGAGGGTATTTTTCCGAACTCAGGTACACCATTTAGCTCAACTGTTACTGGTGGAACTACTTTAACATGGACACAGCCAACTGGCAGCGGTTCAACTGTCTTAGGTGTTGCCAGCGATATTGATATTTTGCATTATCACATAAGCGAGTATTTCAGATTACAACCTAAAGGAAAACTTTATGTAGGTTGTTATGCTACCGCTGATTTTGGTACTTTTGCCTCAATTACCTTGATGCAAAATTATGCACAGGGAGCTATTAGACAAATGCTTGTTTACCAAAAAGGCACAGCGTTTGCCACTTCACAATGTAATGCTATTCAAAGTGTTTGTACTACCTTAGAAACAAACAAAAAACCGATTTGGAACGTTGTTTTAGCCGGTGAAATCTCAGGTACAAGCGATGTAAATACAATTACTACAAACTTACACACACTTAGCGATCCGAATGTATCTGTTTGTATTGGTCAGGATGGAGCAGCACAAGGTTACAAACTTTTTAAAGCCACTGGTAAATCAATTACAAATGCTGGTGAAATGCTAGGTGCTATTTCATTGAGTAAAGTAAATGAATCAATTGCTTGGTTTGGTAAATTTCAGGTTGCAAGCACTGAGTTAGATACTATTGCTTTTGCAAATGGTCAGGAATTTACGACTGTTGCCGATGGAACAGTGACCAACTTGGACACTTACGGGTTCTGCTTTTTACGCAAAGTATTTGGTTTAATTGGTTCATACCATAACAGACCTTACACTTGCACAGCGATTACAAGTGATTACGCTTTTGTTTATTCAAACAGGGTAATTTACAAGTGTATTGAGAATGTAAGAACAACAGTATTACCAGCAGTAGCCAGTCCGGTAAAATTCAACACTGATGGCACACTTTCAGGTGACAGCATAAACTACTTTAAAACATTAGCCGCACAAGGTTTAGACACTGTTTTAAACGCTAATGAGATTAGTGCATACGAAACTATTATAGACCCTGCACAAAACGTTTTAAGCACAAACACACTTGAAATAACAGTAAAAATTCTGCCTTTAGGCGTTGCCGATTTCATAACTATTAACATAGGTTTTACAACAACATTATAACATGGCATATTCATTACCACCGTTTGTTAACGGAAAGTCCAACGAATGGGCAGACATAGTAATAAACATTTTAGGCCAGCCGTTTACTTCTGCTCAGGCAATTGAGTATAGTGTAAATCAGGAAATGGAAGGTATTTACGGAGCAGGAAATAAACAGGTTTCTTTTGGTTATGGTAATTTTAAGCCAGAGGCCAAAGTGACTATTTTAATGGAAGAACTCGAAGCCTTACAGGCTGTTGCTCCGGGCGGTGTATTACAAAGAATACCTAATTTTGACATTACTATTTTTTACTTCGACCCATCATTAACACCTCGCACACACACGCTAAAAAGTTGCCGTATCAAAAACAACACACGTAAATCGGCACAAGGTGAAACTTCAATACCTTGTGAACTCGAACTGCTTGTTGGTGACATTCTATTTGTTTAATCATTAATCCCAAACAATATGACAGACGAACAAATGGCCGAATTAAAGGCCAAACACGGTAAAATTACCACAGTTGAAATTCCTTTAGATGATGAAAACCCTGAAAAGGTTTTAACGTTTCATTTAAGAAAACCAACACGGGCAGACAGACGAATAATTAACAAGGCTTTGGGCGGTTCATTGCCTGAAAAAGCCGTTTCAGTTGGTTATAATCTTTTAAGAGTTGCCGGTGATGAGGTGGCAGAATTGGAAAAAAACGACGATGCTTTTATCGCTGCCGACATTGCTTTAAGTGAAATTTTAAAAGTTGCTCAGGCTACTATAAAAAAAAATTAGCGTACTATAAAAAAAAGTTAGAAGCGGATGAGGAAGCGAGAATAAACGCACTTATCCGCTTTTTTTATAAAAAGAATCCAGACAAACTAAGTGATTCGACTTGGTGTAAGCTGGCAGAAGAAGTAACATTTGTATTAAAATATACCGGACAAATACAGGAAATTGGCAAGTAACGATTTAGAATATAGGTTAACACTCAAAGACCAGTTTAAAAAAACAATGCAGGGTGCAGCTTCTGAAACAAAGAGGCTGGATTCTGCAATGGGTAAATTAGACGGGCGGTTATCTTCAATGGGTAAAGCTGTTGCCGGTTATTTTGCTTTTAGTACTATTAAAGACTTTGGCAGTCAAATTATTGATTCGCTTAAAAATTACGAATCTTTTTCGGCTTCACTTCGTACTTTAATGTATGGGGATAAAGAAACTGCAAAGGCACTCGAAAATCAATTAGTCACATTAGCATCAAAAACACCTTTCAGTTTAGTTGACGTTCAACAAGGAACTAAGCAACTTTTAGCTTATGGTTTTCAGGCCGGACAAATCACCAAAACTTTAACAACTTTAGGCGATATTTCTAGCGGTGTAGGCGCGCCATTAACCGATATAGTTTATTTGTACGGAACTCTTAAAACTCAGGGCAGAGCGTTTACAAAGGATATAATGCAGTTCACCTCACGTGGTATTCCTATTATTAAAGAACTCGCTAAACAGTTTGGAGTTACTGAAGACAAAGTACAGGGATTGGTTGAGGCCGGCAAAGTAGGATTTCCACAAATCGAAAGGGCATTTTCTGACATGACCAAATCAGGCGGTCAATTCTTTGGCATGATGTCCGAACAAAGTAAGACAGTAGGCGGTCAGTTAAGCAATTTAGGTGACGCATGGGAACAACTTAAAGTAAACATAGGTAAATCTCAAACAGGAATAATAAATAGTACTATTTCGTGGGCTAATAATATGGTGTCGAATTTCAATAGAGCCATATCAGCATTAAACGATATTGAGCAAGCGTTTACTAAATCAGGGGCGGAACAATTTTCATTTAAAGAACGTGCAGACGATTTCGCATATACTTTTTTACAAAATATTTCATTCGGTAAATTAGGCCAGCAGTCTGCAATGGACTATTACCGAAATTACCAAACAACTTTGACAGACCAGTTAAACTCAGCTAAAACCAAAAGCGAGTTATTAGGTGCAAAAGCCGGTTTATACTTACAACGTAACGAACTAAGAAAGCAAAGATTTACAGACAAAACTCTGAATGAATCAGGTTTTGAAAGAATGATGGCGATAACTGATGCCGCTTTGTCTAGGGTGGAAGGTTCGCTAAAATTATTATCTGTTAAACCTCAATTAACCGAATCGGCTTTAAAATCAGAATCGGCAACTAAATCAGGCGGTTCTACTGTTGGCAGTTCGGTAGATGTTTATGGAAACAGGCCACAAAATATAAACATTACTCTTGACAGGTTAGGCGATATAACCATAAATGGAACCACAATAACAGAAGACGCTAAACAGGTTAAAGATATTTGGAGCAAACAATTACTAGAAGTTTTAAATGATGCCAATTTAATAGCACGATGAGTTTTTTAATACCACTAGAAAAAGAATTTGAGGGAGCCGCAAAAAACATTTTGAAGGGTGCTGGCCTTGCTTATTTAAAACCTAAGTTCTTTAATATTGATTTGGAAACGGTACAGCGTGAAAATGAAACTTATCAATTAATTACACAGGTTGGTTACGATAAAATAGGTATGCTAGGCCTACCAGTTTGGGACACCGTTACTTTAATAGCAGAGCCTTATACAACAGATGACGGGCTATTAATTACCACACCTACCGGTTTAACATTAGACATTGCACTTATCGAAATTTCAAACGATAGAAACATAGTTAAAACTAAAATAGCCGGTGCCAACGGCTCAATTAAGGAGTACATGAGTGACGGAGATTTTAATATAAACATTAAAGGTTCTTTAGTTTCTAAGTACTCAAATATGCCTCCAATAGAAGAACTAAACACTTTGAATATTATTATTAAGCACCCTGAAGAATTAACAGTGCGCTCAAATTTTATAGATTATTTTGATATTCAAAAATTAGTTATTGAAAAGCCTATAATTAAGCAAAGGGAGGGCATGAGAAATGTGGTTGACTTTGAATTACAGTGTGTTTCCGATTACAAATATGTTTTAGGTAAATATGTTTAGGCCAAAGTTTTACATAACCATAACAAAGGACGATGGAACTTTTATAGAGTTTCCGTTTTGCACTGAATTTGAAACACAGGAAGGTTTCGAGTTTATGACCAATACGGCTAAAGTAACTTTGCCAAGAAAACTCACTCAAAACGGGCTTCTATTGTTTACCGGTGCCGACCCTATTTTTAAACGTAAAGATAAAATTAAGATTGAATCCGGTTATTTTCCGAACCGTGAAACTGTGTTTACTGGTTTTATTAGCCATGTAAGCGCAAATGTGCCGGTTAAATTGGAGTGCGAGGATTATATGTTTATTTTCAAACAGTATCAATTTACCTACCCTAAACAGGTAAATGTTAGGACTGTTTCAAAAAAAGGAAAGCCTTTAAAACACCCAAAAATAACAAGTAAAAACATTAAACTTTCAGAATTAATACAGAATATTTTTCACGAAGGCGAATATCACGATTTATTGGATGAAATTACTTATGCAATTGATTTTGATAACGATATTGAGTTAGGAGAGTTTAGGGTATCAAATGCTACACCGGTTCAAGTTTTCGACAAACTAAAAGACACTTATGGCATAACTTGTAAAATGGTTGGGACTGTTTTAAGAGTTGGATTAGCTTATAATGCCTTAGATACTAGGACGGGCGAATTTATTTTGGAAGAAGTTGGCATTAATTCCGATGAGTTAGAATACCAAAGAGAGCAGGATGTAACAATCAGAGTTAAATGTATTTCTATTTTACCGGATAACTCGAGAATTGAAGTTGAGGCCGGTGACCCAGAAGGAGAACAAAGAACATTTCACAAATATAACGTAACAAGTAAAACCGATTTGCAGAAAGTTGCCGATGGGCTTGTGACTAAAAATAAATACACTGGATTTCGTGGATATTTCGAAACCTTTGGCGAACCATATATGCGAACGGGTGACGCTGTTAAGTTAGTGAGTAAAAAACTACCTGAAAGAAATGGAACTTACCTTATAAAGTCAGTTCGTCGAATCGGTGGAGTAGAACAAGGATATAAACAGAATTTAGAATTGGGGGCTTTAATTGGAAGATAAAGGCGAATTAATAGACGCATTGTCTGAATTTGTGAGGCGTAAAAGCGTATCGCTTAACTCTGTTGTTTGCACGGTCAAGTCATACGATGCACCTACTAAAACCTACTACTGTGAACCAATTGGAGATTATGCCGACTTACAACAGGTAAAAATTATTGCCGATTCGACAAAGGACGGTTTTTTAATTATGCCTAAAATCGGTAGTATTATAACTGTAGGATTAACAAATGATAATTCTGGTTACATGGCACAACCTTCATCTGTTGACGAAATACATTTAGCCGGTGTAAATTACGGGGGACTTGCCAAAACAAACGAGATAAAAACAAAATTAAATAACATTGAATCAAAACTTAACACCATAATTACAGCCCTTAATACTTGGGTAGTTGTAAAAAATGACGGCGGAACGGCTTTAAAAGCTTTACTTACTGGACTTGGAGGAACATTAACACCAACAACACAGGCGGACATAAGTAGTACTGAGGTGTTTCATGGTGACGGATTGTAATGCAAGTTGGGTGCATTACTAAAAGACGGGAATAGGCCTAAAAAACCTATCCCGTTTTATTAAAAAAGAATATGAAAAAAGGAATATTAATAGACGATAACGGTGACGTTTTGTTTGAAAACGGTGGCCTGAAAATTGGTGATGTTGACGAACAAGACGTTGTTTTAGTTGTTAACACGTGTCAGGGCGATTGGAAACAAGCCCCGCTAATTGGTGTAGGAATTGAGTATTATCTTGGTTCAAACGGTAAAGTTTTGGAGATTAAGCAAAAAATACAAAGCCAATTACCGGCTGTGGGATTCAGAAATGTAAAAGTATCTGTATCACAAAACGGAGAAAATATAGGTTATTCAGTAAATGCAGAAAGACCATGAAAAAAAACGTTACGGGTAAAAGTACCCAAACACCAATAGACTTATCTTTGCAATTGTTAGGTAGTGCCGACGACGTTTTCAGTTTGATAGACAACAACAGTCAGATTGAGAACTTAGACGATACGGTTGCAGGTAAAGAAATAACATTTGATGTTAACAACACGTTTGTTCAAAGTTACTACATAAACAGTGCTGTTAACATAGGAACAAAACCGATTTACAAAAATAAATTAGTCGGTGGTTTAAAAACTTTATCAGGCAAATCAATAGTTCAGTTAAATACTTATAGAATTTTAGTAAAATAATGGAAGACCAATACATATCACTTTTGCCAGTCGGCTCGACTGTTACGGGGACAGAATCAATACCAGCAGACCAAGGTAGCGACACGGTAAGAATAACACCTGTTCAAATCACTACTTTTGCAGCTAGTGAGGTTAAAACATTAACCAATAAAAGAATCCGTGAAAGGGTCGATTCTACTGCCAGCGATGCCACGCCACGAATTGACGTTGATTTATTTGATTGCTTTACAATTACGGCATTAGCCACGTCTATAACTGATTTTTTAATCACAGGAACTCCCACGAACTTTCAAACACTTGTAATTAGAATTAAAGACAACGGAACCGCAAGGGGTATAACTATGGGTACTAACTTTGTTGCTATGGGAGCAAGTTTGCCAACAACTACCGTAGTTAGTAAGTTAATGCACATTGTTTGTATTTACGATTCTGTTCAATCAAAATGGGGTGTAACCGCTGTAATTCAGGAGGCATAAAATGAGAGCAGCACAGGCATTAATGATGGGTTCTGCTAAAGCGCCATCAACACTTCTAAATGGGCTTATTAATCTTTG